TTCAACAGTCATGTCGAAACCATGTCACACCCATTTAAGTTATTAATTTCTCGTATTTAAAAATTTATTGGAAACATACCAGTCGTCCCACTGAGATATATCTGTAAGAATTCGAGTGTAATGGTTCTTTTCCATTAAATTTTTAATTTCTTCCCGTTTGCTATGAATATAATTATGTTCTACTGTAAAAATATCAACGTCATATTTATCAAAATTAAAATTCGATAGAATATCAAATTCTGAACCTTCTGTGTCAATAGAAATAAAATCAATTGAAACCGGAATATTATAATCGTCTAAAAGATCAGTTAAGCTTATAGTTTCAACTTGATATGATATATAGTTTTCATTTCTGATAATTTCACAATTATCCTCTAAAAAAGAAGAACATATTCCAGAAAGTTCTTCATTTCCAGATATTTCTCTAAATTCAACCGTTAAATTACTAGATGAATATACTGCTCTATGATCTATAGAGCAGTTTCTATTTTGCGATAGCTTTGGTTGAAAACTTTTTAATGGTTCACATACAACTCCACTCCAATTATATTTTTTTTCTAAAATAAAACTATTACTTAAAAATATTCCATCACACACTCCAAATTCTACAAAAATACCATTTGTTTTAAAATTTTTTAAAATCAATACAAATAGATCTTGATTTAGTTGAGAGTTAGATTGAATTTCGCTGATGCAAAGTTTTTCTTTTATTTCATGTTCTAACTGTAAAATAAAATTGTTATCATGAATTGATTTCATATTATTTTTTTAGCATATCATAAATTTCGCTTTCAATATTTTTACTTAACCCACCGTGCGACCAAAATTGTTTTCTTATATTTAATTTATTTGAACCTTCTATAAAATTATAATCATCTGTAAATTTATCAGAAAACCATCCTAAATATTCAAATTCTTCAAATATAGTTGCCATTATTTCAAATTTACCATTGCTGCCTGTTATTTTATCATAAACATTAACATTATTTAATGCTAACTTATTTTTACAAAAATCATTATAAGATAATCCATTTATTTCTATAAATTTACTATAAGCTTTTTCTAAAGTTTCTTTTTTAAATAAAAACGGAAATCCATTATACATATAATATTTATTCATTTCGTGATTAGTCATTCCAAATACGGCATCTTGCCATATTAACCATTGATTGTCATTATAATTTTCTTTAGTTCTATTTAAAAAGAACCAATTTATTTTACCATTGGATATCATATCATTGTATGAAAAATAATCATTAAATATAACATCTGAGTCCAATATCATTATATAATCATTTTCTATATCCATAAAACACATACACTTAACAACCATTTGCTTAATATAACCATTTATGTCATAAGTTACAGGTATTAGTCTTATTTCACAGTTTAAACTAATATTAGATATGATATTATCTAAATATTCTTTACACTCATCATGATAATATATTACTATTTCATAATTATCATCAGTCAAAAACTTATTTAAACTAGATAAACTATATTTTAACCATTTTAAATCATTCTCATATGTTTTATATACTATACTATACATATATTATAGTTGTAATTTTATTCATAGTGTTATTTATAAATATAATCATAACTATGTTAGTCAACTCGTATTTTATAAAAGAAAAAGGAATGGGTTTAGGTGACTTTATACGAGGTAGTATTGCAAGTCAACAACTTTGTATTGAATATGGTTTACCGTTTCAAGTTGATTTGTCTCACCATCCAATTGGAAAATATATAGTTCAGCGATGCGATGCGCCTACACCAACTATAGACTCTATACTAAACTTGCAAGATATACCCAATTTTACTATACGAGCTCTTAAAAGTCATTTAAAGTCAAACATAAATTTAAAAACGTTGCAACATGAAAATTTATACATTTATACAAATGTTTGGCCAACATTTAAAATTGCTTCAATTGTTTCAAAGCGAGTAAGAGATTTTTTTATTCCAAATCAGTGTTTAGAGTCTGCAATTAAAACAGCGTATGACGCGTATGGTAATTACGGAATAATACACATACGTGCCGGCGACTTGTTAGCATTTAATACACAAATAGGAGATACTGTGCATCTATCATTAAATGAATTGATGGATATGCTTCACCCACACCTAAAAGCATTAAGCGGAAAAAATTATATAGTTATGTCGGACTGTGCAGAGTTAAAGACTCTAGTAAGCAATAGATATGGCTTTTGTTGTACATCTTCAAAACCGTCTCATCTAGCACTTAATAATGACAACACTCTAGACACGCTAGTAGATTTTTTTATCCTATCACGAGCACGACATATACATCAATTTAGCGTGCATGGTTGGGGCTCAGGATTTAGCGACTCAGTACACTGGCTCTATCGAGTGCCAATTACAAAACATAAGCTATCTCCCACAAACTAATTTAGCAAGCACTGCAGAAAAGCGATGGTCATCAACTGTTGCATCACGCACTTCACTTGTGGTGTCCCAACTATGAGTTGTGTGGTATGTTTCTGTCTTTAACACCTTGTTGCTAGCAGTGTCAATATAGTAATTTGATTGCCAATCATAGACTTCTCGTAGTTTATTGAGAGCGATTTGAAGAATTGTGCAATCATCAAGCTCAAACTGAACACCATTTTTATCCTTGATTTTCATGTTGTTATTATAACAATCTTTTTTAATTTGTAAATATAAAAGTAGCCAGTGCAATACAACACTGGCTACTCGCTATTAACCTTTATACTCTGTGCACAAATGCGTAGAGTTCTTCTGCTCTTTCGATAACCTTAGATACAGCTGGTAGTGTGACATCTACAGTAGACAAGTCTGATGTTTCCTGTCCGTCCTGATAAATCGTCTCTTTTTGACAATTTAGTGCTTCATGATATTGCGTCATAATATCGCCATGAGCGAGTTGCAATACCTCTAGTCGTATTTCATATGCGTTTTTATTCATTTTATTGTGTGTGTTTGTGTGTTAAGTATAGAAGACAACCGCGTCCTCTATAGAGTTATATATACGAGAAAAGCCACTCAGAGTGACCTGAGTGGCTTTTTCTATATTATTTTTTAATTGGTATTAGTGTACTAATGCGAGATGCGTGATGCCTTTATATGATGAATTTACAACATACCATTGCTCTGCATCAGATATATCTTTTGGAGATTCGAGTGCACCAATCTCAAGAAGATCTGTTCCCCATGCAACTGACACTGCTTTCCAGTCGCTGCCTAATTTTACATAAGACATAAGCTTGTCATGAGCAATTCGGTCAGAATCAGTCTTTGCAAGCATTTTATATGGGTCGAGTTGATAGAGTTCGCGGTCTTGAATAAAGAAGATATATTTTCCTTTTACTGGAGTAATTTTAGCGGCTTCTTCAAGAGTCTCACCTTCGACTTCTGTGCCTTCGAAAATTGCATTATAGAGTGACTCATAGTCACCAGCGTCTGCAAATTTTAATAGAGCTTTTTGTTTAGCACTATTCGCAGAAAGTGTAGAATCGAGCGCAGATGTTAAATTTCCCTTTGCTTTAAGCGGTTGGTAATTATGCGCCTTAAGTGAACCAACAATCAACTTTATGATTTGAGAATCAGTTAAACCAAGTTTTTTACCAAGAGCAAAGATATTTTCGTTGTACTTATCATTAGCTCCTTCTTCAAGAGTCTCACCTTGCACTTCAGTGTCTTCCATACGAATTGGACGCTTTGCATAGGCATCAGCTGCTGCAGAAATATGATCTGCTACTGCTGCCCATGCCTTTGCATTTGAATAAACACTTGTATTTTTATCTGGCATTCCAGGAGCATTTACTGGACGGCTCATATTAGAGATGCCTTGCGCATTGTCTGCGAGTGCTTGTAAGAAAACTAAATAATCTTTAGGGCTCATTTCATCAATCTTGGCAATAAGCTTTTGTATTGCTGGTGTTGGAACAGCTTCTTCGAGTGTCTCTTCCTCCTTAACAAGATTTTTATAGACTCCACCTGGACCAGACAATTTACTGCCGGCTGGACGATACTTACCAAGTTTATACTTTTTATTATAGTCATCACGACTCATAACACCAGCATTTACTCGGGCCATATCAACCTGCTTGCGGCGCTTTAGTGCCGCATCTGCTGCTTCATCCATCTTTTCATCAGTCTCGCCCAACCAACCGAACAAGCCGTAGTCGTCGCTATCGCTGAAAGATGGACGATGATTCAAACCGAAAGTGCCATTGTGGTTTTTGTTTTTGTTTTTGTTTTCACGTTTATATGTACCAACAACCGGAACTTTAGGATCCCTGATGCCTTTTGCCTTTTGCTTGAGATAGTCTTCAGCATGATCCTTTGCCTCTTGTGGGGTATTATATGCAGCTGCAGATTGATACATAACTCTTTTAGTTTTCTTATCAAGTATAGTCGGACGATAGCCACCAAACTGACTCTTTTCAGAAGTAGTAAGATAGTCACCAAGCCAGTTGATTGCTTCATCAATTGTTTCTTCTTCGATGCTATCTTCTTTATAGACTGGATTGCTTCTCTGAGATTTGTTGAGATCTGGATAATATTTGCGCACTGCTTCAATTGCTTTTTTAGCAATTTCTTTTGTCTTTTTAGCACCATTTGGTTGCATAATCTCAAACCACATGTCTTCAACATAGTCATAAATCTTTGGAAAACGATCAAAAATATCTTCATGACTTAAACGAATAGACACACTTGTGACGTCCCAAAGTTTTGAATCTGGGGCGTCGACTATGCTTTGTAATTCGTCGATGAGGTCGGCTGGTTTGCGTAATGGCTTATATGCTTCATTAACACTCTTTAGACTTTGCTTGAGTTTGCCGAGCGTGGATGCATCACCAGTAATGATTCCAATAAGAGCCATAAATGTGCTTGCAATAAGATCTTTTTGTGATTGACTAATTGTCTTTCCAGACTCTACTGCTTTCATTGCGGTAATAATCTTAGGCAACTCGCCAGAGTCGACAAGACCAAGAGTTGCAAGCTGTTTGAAACGAGTGTAGTCAGTCTCTTCTTCAAGTGATTCTTTGTTCAGTAAGTCTTTACCTTGTTTGATCCACTTTACATCACCTTTAGTATCATAGTAGGCTTCTTTTTCCGAATCATACGGACCTACAATACGCGTACCAAAGTAAGCATACCATTTTTTTGGATCATACTTAGGGATTAAATCTTTTTCATTTATATTAGTGTTTGATAGATTGATGGTCAATTCAGTCTCTTCCTTTAATTTAATTGTCTTGAGAAGCAGAAATTCCGAGCTGCCCATCTTGCGTTGGTTAAACGCGATTGTTGTTTTTGGAAGATCTTTTGCCTTGAATGTAATGCTGTTAGTCCCAATCTCTAGCACCTTGCCAAAGTTTGTAAGGTCGCCAACCTTTAGGGTGTCAACAATTGCCTTAACGTCTTCGACTCCTTCGTCAAGAGTTTCCACACTTTCACGAATGGTATTGTTATAGATGTCATTTATCAATGCATACTCATCATCGCTTAATAATGTTTTGAGACGTGCACTATAAGCTCTAACTAGCTTTTTACGCTCTTCGTTATTCTTTTTAGCTTCTTCTGTAGATTTTGATGAATAAGGAAAAGATTTAATTTGTGAAATAAGTTCTTTTGATTTGCTGTCCTTTAAGATTTTATCAAGAGTACTTTTTAGAAGTTGTGCAGACTCCTTTGCGTCTCTTTCGTCTGCTTTATCTGAAAGATAATTTCTAAGACGTTGCATTAACAACGCAGCTATGCCAATTCCTCCTCCAATTACTAATGCTGCTACAATATCAATAATGTCTTTTACATACATTGATTGGATAAGGTTCCAATCAATTGCTTCGTCAAGAGTATCAGACTCTTGCAGTTGAGTTTTGCCAGTTAGAATTGCTGCAGCTGCAGCATACATCGGGTCTTGGTGATAGTGGAAGTTATTCATGTGTTAATTTATTTATATTTAGTTTAGTTCGTTAATTTCTAATTTTTGATCGAAGGTTTTGAAATAGTATTTGCTGTCGCTGTGTTGCTTTGCAATCTCATAGACCTTTTCTGCAGACACTCTTGGGTTCGCGATGTGTGTTACGTCTTGACTATAGACATTAAAATAACTTTCGCCATCTTCTTTTTCGATTGTATAGAATGTGGTCTTGGTAATCCATCCTTTGTTCGACTGCTTGAAAATCATAATAGCAATTGTGTCAGCGTCTTCTTGAGCTGCAGAAAATCCACCATTTTTACCAAATACATGATTGTTTTTTGACTTTATCATTGCAGCACCCTTAGAAGCTTTAAGTTCTTTAAGGGCAGACGCATGCGATGCATCTTCTGTTAATGATTCTCTGCCGAGTATCTTTGCTGCAGCAGCATACAACGGATCTTGGTTGTAATGAAAATTATTCATATGTCTTATTTATTCTGCTTCCTTTGTGCTCTCAATATAGTCACGAGCACTGACAACATATTCTTCTGCCTTTACAAGATTTGCTTGAACGTGCTCTGGTAAATTTTCGTCGTCGCTTAGCATGTCATGCAATCCTTTTGCGTTGCGAATGATTGTGCGAAGTGCGGTCTTTGCCATGCTGCCTTCAGCGTCATACTCGCCTGCGTCTTGTTCGGCAGCTTCCTTTACGTTTCCATACTGATACGAGACTGGAACACTTTCTCCATCTTTAAAAGTTTTTGCAGAAGCCTTTATAGAATTTAGTGCAGTTATAAGTGAGTTGATCTTTTTTGGATCAAAGTCACCACCGCGTTTTATTGAATCAACAAATTGTTGAAATGATTTGCTTAGCGTGTATAATTCATTGTTGATGACGTGTCCAGGCAAACGCATAAAAGACTCTTGCAAGTCTTCGGGCTTGCCTTGAAGGATTCTTGTTGCTGCTTCTATAAGCGTGTTTTTATTCATAACTGTTGTTTCTTTTTTTCCAAATTTGGGCTGCTTTATAGATCAAGGCAGATATAGCGCTTGATTCTTTATAACCGGAACTTTCTCCTTCATCAAAATAACCATCAAGAGCAAATAAGAAGTCTTCTAGTTCATCTTCGTCTAGATTACGCACTGCTTCCATTGCCTTTTTAGTGAGTGGAAACTTAGCGGTATAATATTCCTGCAGCGTCTCACCTTCATCTTCAACACTTTCATTATAACCATACTTTTCACCAGTCTTTAATCCGCTTGCTGCTCTTGCTGCGTCATAGAGATGATCACTTATTTTTTTAATGACGCCTCTTGGATTGCCTTTGTGATCACGTGATGATGCATATTTTGTCATCTCATCCATATGATCGGCAAATGCAAGTAAAAATTCTTGCATTTGACTTCTATTTAGATTGTCAATTTCTGATAATAGGCGTTTTATAATTGCGCTCTGCGCTTCTTGAAGACACCCGTCATGAGTCTTGCCCTCCAGAATCGTTGCTGCAGCACTCACGAGAGAGTCATTTTTATAGTTGTCAAAGGCTTGCATATAAGACTATTTATACATTTTCATAATTCGAGAAATGTATAAATAAGATAGATTATGAATAATTTCACGTCATACAAAGAAGACCCATTGGTTTCTGCCGCTGCACATGTGTTGTCTCAAGAACAATTAAGCGAAGGCATCGTAACCTTTCCGAGCTATCGTGCCAAAGGCAAAGGCATCTACATTGGAAAAGATCTCATAAGCAAAGACGATCTTGGTTCATTTGTCGATACTGTAAACAGACAAGTAGACAAGTTTCCACTCTTTGGAAAATATCTAGAAGTTCACTCTGGCTCTGACAGCATTCGTGGAGAGTGTGTTGGCTATGCTCATATTCATGGCGCGCCAATGCTACTCATTCGTGAGAGCAACTATAAAGAAGTATGGATCGATGCAGATCGTGCTCAACGGGAGATCTATGCATTTACTCCAGCGAAAAAAGAAGTCACTACAACCGGCACCGGATCAAGTGATAATCCAATGCTTTACAGCTTTGGCAAGACTAACTATTAAGTTGGTGGGCAAGGAGAGACTCGAACTCTCACGCATCACTGCACTAGATCCTAAGTCTAGCGTGGCTACCATTACACCACTTGCCCAAATAAAAAACGGAGCCAACATAAAGAAGGCTCCGTTTTTGTTTTATATTCTTATAATATTAGAATGTCTTCTTAAACTCAACCCCACCGAAGAAAAGATTCTTCATGTCTGAATGCACACCAACCGAGTCATCAAGACCAAGTGAGTATGAGACAAACGGAACAGCGGTCACGCCTTGCACAACTGGAATGTCAGTCGATACAGTGGTCTCAAAGTGAGTGCACTGTCCTTCTTGAGCGAGATAGCCAAGCTCAGCGCGAAAGTCAAGCATCAATGAAGATCCAAAGTCATCACTGTATGTTGCAGCAAGTTCGCTATAAGCATTGTTATCACCCACAATACTCATATACTGAGTAAGCGAAAGATCGATTGGACCAACTGCACGTGATACAGTCAAGCCAGCTTCTTGCGCTTGTCCTTCCTGACCTACATAGTCTTGCGAATACCAGGTATAGCTCAAAGATACGAGATAGTCAGCAATCTCTTTCGAGAAGATTGCAGAGAGCTCAGTAGCTTCGTCCTTCCCAGTTGTTTCAGCGTTTGCATAGTCAGCGCTCAAAGCCAACGAAACGTCCGCAGGAAGTTCAGTTGTCGTTGTGACGATTGCATTTGCTTCATTTGCACCTAGATCAGCACCACGCCAGACCTTATCAGAAGAGTAGCCAGTTTCAAGCGTCACTGGCGTGAATGCTGAAGGAGCGTCTTCGATTGGGCCTGCATAGGCATAGTTAAGAGTAGCAAGTGCTGCAATAAGTCCGACTTTAACGATTTGTGTTTGTTTTTTCATATTATATTATTTTTGTTTTTCAGGGGGAGAAGTGGTGGGGAGTGAGGGATTCAAACCCCCGGCCGACTCGGTGTAAACGAGATGCTCTATCGCTGAGCTAACTCCCCATAAAAGTATCTATATGTGTTGGCGGAACGTGTAGGATTTGAACCTACGGTAGAGTTGCCCCTACATTTCCTTAGCAGGGAAACACTTTCGACCACTCAGTCAACGTTCCAAAAATGGCGGGTGAAGTAGGATTTGAACCCACGGTGACCTTTCAGCCACTCTTGTTTTCAAGACAAGTGCAATAAACCGCTCTGCCATTCACCCAAAAAATTTATTTATAACTCATCAACGATGATGTCCTTAGCTAACTCCTGATTTAATGCCAATCGTATGCCACATGTTGAGCAGACAATATTTTTTCCTTCGCGGGTTTTTGTGATATGTGTGTTTTCACAAAAACCCATATCACGAAGTCGAGCACATTCGACCCCTTGAACTTTGCATATTATAGCAGTATGATTGCATGGCAATTCACATAGATTCATAATAAGATTTATAAGCCGTCAGACAGGTCATAGATGCGATTCGAAACATCAACTGACTTGTCTTTCATAAGTGTTTTGGAAAGTGTGCTGTTGTATGACAGCAGCAGTGCAATCGCAAGTGGATCAAACACAGCGATGATTATGCATATAAAGGCCATTACGATTGTATCGAGCGGCAGATTAAACTGATCGGCAATAAACTTAAACGTTCCAATGTCTTTTGATGCCGACATCTTGAGTTTTAGCTCTTGTATTTGTGTGTCAAGCTCTCTCTTGCTGTCTTGCAGTTGAACTATTCTCTCGCGCTGTGCCTGCATTTCAGCCGCTGTTCTTTCAATGTCAGCATAGATTGGTCGTGCATTTGCCGCAGACATCTTTGGCAAGCGTTCTTCTTGTGAGCGCCGCGCGGCGTTTAGTGTCTCTATTCGTGAGTTGATTTGTGAGACTTCAGAGTCGATGCCGCTCTTACGTTCTTGAAGAGACCCAACCTGGGAGTCGATGTTAGAAAATTGTATTGAGTTTACAGCATAGGCAGACGATAGATAACCAAAAATACCGAGTGAAGTTATACACATGAGTATGAGTGTAGCTGTGACGAGATAGCCTTTTAAGAGTGCTGATGTATGCGTCCAATAGTGATGCAAATAGGTCGTCGCCACAAGTTTGCCAATCTCTAGTGCACTCGCCATGATGAGCACTGAAACATAGCTGCCACTAAAGAGTGTAGCAATGCCGAGTACTGAAAACCATGCGGCACATCCAGCTACAAGTAGGCTCGTAATGAATAGCAGTGCACGTAAAACCATGTCATAGTATTTATAATGGTGGGCCCGGCAGGATTCGAACCTGCGACCAATCGATTATGCTTACCACTATAGTTTTCACTACCTTTTCAGTTTGTGGTCTGGACTATCCCTTAATCTTCAGCATAACCTGTTAAGATTGAACTATTATAGTCTCTGCACGTCCCTCTTTCGAGGTTTCGCTCAGGATTGGCATCGGCATTACCCGTTAAGCGTTCCCTGAATTTAAGTTCTGCTAACTTACTATTTCTAATAAGAAGACCCTATCGAGTCGACTGCTCTTACCGCTGAGCTACAAGCCCCTTTCATTATAAAACTGGTCCGTTTCCTTTTTGTTCGTGATCTATGTATTGCCCAATATGTTGTTGAACATTCAGCGATCGACGAAATGATTCATGCTCAAGTTTGGCTATTCGCTCTCTAAGTTCATTCATCTCAGAGAGTAGCGCTTCTACTTCGGCGTCAATCAAACTTTTAATATGTTCTGTATTCATAATTTTTTTAAGATGGTAGCTGTGGTCGGACTCGAACCGACAAGCCGAAGCAACGGATTTTCTTACCACTATAGTTTTCACTACCATTTCTGTTTGTGGTCTGGACTATACCTTGATCATAGTATCGCTACATTAGATCCCTGCCGTCTAGTCTCTACACCTTCCTAATTTCTTAGGCTTGGCTCGGGATTAGCATTTTAAAGCCTTCACCGAATTTGACAAGTTCTACTCCTGTTTTTTCAAACAAGGCACTCAAATTTCTCTAAGTCCGCAATGTTTACCAATTTCATCACACAGCCATAATTTTTTTAATATTTTTTCCTCTATATGTATCAGTTTGAGAATGACAGTTTGGACAAAGCATCCTAAGATTTCCTAAAGAATGATCATGTCTTATACCATTTATATGGTCTAATTCACAATTTATTTTGTCGCCATCCCATTCACTTATACTACATTTAGAACATTTGTTTTCAAAAATTTTTTCTTTAAGTAACCTTTGTTTTAATTTAAAAGTTTGGTAGTATGGATACTTTCCATCTAGTATTTCCGTTAAACTAATTAGTTTTGAGATATTTCGGGTCTTTTTACCTCCCTTAGCGCCCTGATTGGGTCTATATAAACCAAAAGATTCTGCTTTACGTTTAAATGTTGAAAAATGTAAATTTAATTTGATTGAAGCTTCTCGCATTGTATTAGAAGAATCAATCGCGTCCTTTATTGTATCGTATGAAATGATAAACATATAGATATTTATAAAAATAGTGTTTACCATAGTCATAATTTTAGAAAATTTAGAGGTTGTCGACGAGATGTTTGTTCGACTTTAGGGACCTCATGCTCCTGTAAGCGATACCACCACAGTACCGAAATTTTATTTATTAGTTTGGCGGGCATACTAGGATTCGAACCTAGGCGAAGGATTTAGAAGACCCTGATGCTATCCATTACATCATATGCCCGAGTGTTTTCATATTGGTACGCCGTCATATGTGTCGACAACGATGTCATGCTGCTTAAGAAGACGAACCGCGCTGTCACGTTTATGTTTGCTGTTCCAGAAAAGCTCAAGTTCTGCAGCATCAACATCATAATAGGTATGAATGTCGCTTAATGTCATTGCTTCCATATAGCAATCAGAAGTATGAAATACAATTGAATATCTAGTTTTCATGTTGTCTTAGTCGATGAGTGAATACCATTGGTTTTCAGTGTCACAAAAGAAAATATAACTGAAAATATAACTTGAACCTTCATGATGCTTCTCTTTATAAGAGAGTTCTTCATATCGCATAAAGTGTCCAAACTCACCTGGTGACATGGTCGAAAAGACACCCGATTCAAACTCAATCTCTACCGAGTCCTTTAAAAAAGAGATTTGCTTGATTGTCTCTTCATTTTGATAGCCGTGAGAGCCATGCCTTACTTTCTTGCCAATTGATTCAGTGATAGTCATATAAAGATGTGGTGGTGTTTATTAGTGTTCCTATTACCAGTGAGTGTATTCTTTGATGATACCCTCTTCATTCAGATAGCGAGCACATGTATAAGCCTGAACGCAGCTATCATCACATGTCTCGAAAACATGAAACTTATCTTGCAACTCATACATAGCTTCGAGATACAATCTGCATGCTTCTTTTGCAGAGTCTAAGTTAGGATGGACATCGTTGGGTGGCATGGTCATACTCTTATTGTATTGGTGTTCTTTGTTGCTTACATGATCATTATACACTAAAATGCAGAGAAAGTACACAACTTTTTTCAAAAAAGTGAAAAAAGGTCCCGAAGTTAAGCCCCGTATAGAGAAAAACTGACCTCCGAGGTCACAATTTTGTGAAAATTTGCCCATGACAGATTGCTGCTACACTCACCCAGGGCTGGGGCTAGCTAGGAACCACACCTAGCTGCGTCATGACATATTTGGATTCGCGCATGATACGAATTGCGAGGGGGAGGGCTTTAACCTCCTCTCTAGACTATGGGCCTAGCGATCTCCGTATGATCCCTCTCGCAAAGTATTTTCCCCACTACCGAATAATTGACCAGAGTCAACTTGAAGAAACGCAGTGACTATTTCATCTTGGTAGCGACTCCAAGCCTAGTTTAATTTGCGTCGGATTACATTCGGCGTCATCGGGTTGCCAACCCGCTCTTAGCCTCAATGCTCATTGTAGGATCATCGCCTACAATGGCAGGGAAAAATTGGTGGGGTTATTCTCATGTCATTTAACCTTGCGCTGTCTAGTGTGCACCCATCAAGCGTAGAGGGTATGAAGAGAATCGAAGCCGCTAAGCTTCACCCCAAATTGGTGCGTCATGTGAGGGTCGAACTCACGCCTTCAGAGTGGAAGTCTAATGTGCTGCCGTAACACTTATGACGCGAAAAGTTTTAACGTCTGATCAGGTCAGACACAGCACGTGTCATTTTACCAATGTCAGCCATTGTTGGAAAGACACTGTTCGGGCTGTCGCCACCTCTAATTGAGAGGATTGGCTTGTGTGTGCCGGTTTTGGCGAGTGCTATATTGCCGCGAATATAGTCATCAGCACCCATCTTGCCCATGCTCATGGTGAGCGTATACTCTTGTCCACCAATCTCAAATGAGACACCAGTATAGCCAGAGTCGAAAAATTTGGCGTGTGTGATTGACCCACGGGGTGTGTCGGCAGAATTTAAAATTGCTTGCAGATAATCTTGAATGCTTTCTGGAACAGACCGTCCAAAGCCAGTGACTGGTGCAATAGCGACCTTTTCGAGAATTTGCTTTGCAGCTTCAACTAATGGATCTGAACATGGAGAATTAAATGCATTCATACTACTATTTATATGATACATTAAAAATATATGAAGAGCTTACGCAGGCATACTTGTCATATTAACCCGAAGGCGTGAACCTAATCACCTATGTGCATCACCACTCTTCTTGAGCTCGGTTGCAAAATTACTTATACAAAGATGGTGGGCAGTCTGGGTAACGATCCCAGCGAGCTTTTAAGCGTCGGTTTTACAGACCGAACCGTCTCCTTAACGGCATACCTACCCATTTAGCAATGTATGGTTATTGACCCACACGGAATCTCAAGCCTTATGCGCATTTAACTCACCGATTGTCATTGCTAAAAATTGGTTGCGGGGGTGGGAGTCGAACCCACACCGAAGCCTAGCTTATGAGACTAGTTCAGCACCACTACTGACTGCCCCGCGATTGAAAATTGAGCCGACTAAAGAGGCGACATAGACACATTCCCGTACGCACCCGCATATGCAGTCCTGCACGTCATCTGCGCCTATGTACCGGGCATGGAGCCCGTGCACCTCTCTAGCGGCAAAGTTGGTAGAGGTACAAGGATTCGAACCTCGACAAACAGAATCAAAATCTGTGGTGCTAACCGTTACACTATACCTCTATGGCACGTCACCACAGATTCGAACTGTGACAAAAGGTTTTGGAGACCTTTGTGCTTACCGTTACACCAATGACGTAAAAATGGGGTGATCGACGGGACTCGAACCCGCAACAACCAGAATCACAATCTGGGGCTCTACCATTGAACTACAACCACCAATTAAAATGGTGGAGGCAATAGGGCTCGAACCTATGACTCATTCCTTAAAAGGGAATTACTCTACCAACTGAGTTATGCCTCCAATTAAAATGGTGGACCTGGTGAGAATCGAACTCATCATTTCACAGATTCCTTGCAAAGGATTCCGGCTGCCCACAGCTCAGGCCCCATATTTAATATCCCAAATTTGTATTTTTTCTAAAAGTTGTGCTAATGCCAACGAGCATTTTGTATGTTTTGAAACATTATCATTATGGCGCAATAGCATGCAATTAGCAGGATGCGATATAATCTTTGGATCAATATTGTTTTCGTAACCATATTTTACAGATATCATATGATCACGAGATACACCATTTAGATTATCTCCACGATTTTTTGGAAGATACCATCCATATTTTTCTACAAGAGAAAAATCAAATTCAAGTGGATATTTTTTTAACGAAAAATTAAAAGCACATTCATTTCTATATCTTTTATAGTCATCCCAATTTCTTTTTCTATATTCTAAAATACATTTTTTGGAGCAATATTTTTTGCGTTTACCAGAAAATGATGTATTACAACACAGACAAGTATTGGTATTGTCTTTTAATAATTTTGCTCTAACCTTTGTTTTAAAATCTTCTGATCGTGGCCCACGAGCATTTGCACAACTTCTAGAACAAAATAAATTCGGCGGAGGTGTTTGACCTTCTTTATATTTAACAGAAAATGTGTTGTTGCATTTTTTACAATTTCTTTCCAATGATAATATATTAGTTGAGGCTACTCGTTTTTTCCAATTATTTCTATCTGGATTTTTTTCACACCACCTAATATGATTAGCAAAAAGAGAAGTACTTAATGAAAATGACTCGTTGCAGTGTTTACATGTTTTCAAACCATCCATAAATCTATTTATATGGAGTTAGTTAAAATCGAACTATTTACACACTATAAATGGTCGGGTAATTGAGAATCGAACTCAACTAAACTTGCTCCCAAAGCAAGCGCCTCGCCAGTCGGCCTTTACCCGTAAAATATGGTACACCCAGTTAGACTCGAACTAACGACCCCACAATTATCAATCGTGTGCTCTAACCAAACTGAGCTATGGATGCACTTTAAACTGGAGCCTCCTGTCCGATTCGAACGGACGACCTGCTCATTACAAATGAGCTGCACTACCACTGTGCTAAGGAGGCGTAAAATTGACTCCTGCGACACGGCTCGAACGTGTGACCTAGTGATTACCTACTACTATAGCTTTCGCTACCTTCTCAGTTTGTAGTTTATTTATATTAGGCTTTATGAACAAAACCAATTTTCATACCAAGGTATTGAACAACATTACCATCATCACCGAGAAGACGTGCTTCAACTTTCTCATCATGAGTTCCGCGAATCACTACATCTGGAAACTCATTGCGAAGAGCATTAAGCTTTTTCATAAATGCTTCAAGGCGTACTTTGTTTTCTTTAGTAGGTAAAGTTTGTTTAAGTGCTTCGTCTAAATCGATCTCCATGGCGGATTCAAGTGCGCATGTTTGTTGAACAACCAGTGACTTGTTATACGAGTCCTGAGCCATTTTACGATATGCATTGGTAATGTTGCTATGTGTATTCATATATTACCTTATTTATATAAGAAGAGTTTTAAACTCACGACCTGCTCATTACAAATGAGCTGCACTACCACTGTGCTAAGGAGGCGTAAAAATTGGCTCCGACTCGTGGGATCGAACCACGGACCTAGTGATTACCTACTACTATAGCTTTCGCTACCCTTTCAGTTTGTAGTCTGGACTTTCTCATTATCTTCAACATTACTTGTAAGATACCAACCGTCAAGTCTCTACACGTTCCTCTTTCGAGGCTTCGCTCGGGATTGGCATTTTAAAGCGTTCCCCGAATTTGATTGGTTTTTCATAAAGTATTTCTACTTTAAGCTGCCATTATGACAGTCACCCGCTCTGCCGCTGAGCTAAGTCGGATTGTAAAATTATTCGTCAAATGAATTTAACCAACGCTTCTCACGTACGCGTTGGGCATGAGTAGACCACATGCGACCGCATGTAAATCCTAGAGCGTGCATTTCAAAATAGTTTTGAAAGCGTGAATGATCGCGAGTGACTCTAAAGCGACGTTCACCGCTCTTAAGCGGTAGTTTTACTAAAAGGTAAAATTGACCGACCTTGATGTATGTTGAGGTGCGAATGACTATTTTCATTGTATATTATTTATTGGTACTCACACGGGGAATCGAACCCCGATTGTACGGATGAAAACCGTAAGTCCTAACCGTTAGACGATATGAGCAGGTGTTGTAGATGGACGCACGTTCCAGTAACGCTCTGGACTAGGCGGTTTTGCAGACCACTGCATGACTTCTCTGCCAACGTGCGAAAGTGGTACTAGAGGTGGGACTCGAACCCACACACGGCTCGATGACCGATTCTACCCCCTTATAAAGAAGGACCTTTAACCAATTCAGGACACTCTAGCATTAGAAAAAAATTTATCGGTTAATCATATTGGCATGTTGATGAGGAGCGCAACGCGCTGCAACTACAATCGACTATGACTTTTTTATAGGGACCGAAAACTCCTATATACAAACCTTTGACATCGCATCACTGAGTGATCCAAGCCGTACAACCACGGACGTTCTCAACTTTCATTAGCAGTTGATGGTGCGTTCAGTTATGAAACCTTTGTTTCTCTTTGCTTACAGAGACATTATACACTAAACTCTCTCACATGTAAACATCTTTTTTATCTATAGGTGATTTATTTATATTGTAAAAAGTCTTTCCATTCATCGCGAATCGCTACACGTTCAGAGAGCGCGCTAAACTCGATGTCTTTTAGCATCTTAGGTTTTACCTCTGAGCCATGAATGTTGAAATATGGAAACTTGTTTGATTTTTTGGTATTGCACTTTTTGCAAGACAGGACAATATTGTCGTCACTATTTCCACCACCGCGACTGCGCGGAACTAGATGATCACGAGTCGCTGAAGTGTATGGAATCTTACGCAGACAATATTGGCACTCACCTCCATAGATGTAGTAGAGTTGCCGAAGGTTGATCGCGCGCGGTTGCTTTTTTCCATGCTTGTAGTGACCAAAATAGCCTGGCACTACCACGATTGTAGGAATTGCCCATAGCGTGTCGACACTACGAAGCGCAGGATTTTCTGGGGCGAGGTGATCATCGTTAGCGATCCAACTGCTCCAGTCACGTATGTTTCCATACTGGTCATAGGCTTTTACACCTCCAACTATCATGTTTCTAATTGCAGATCGAGCAGAAAAGAAACCGCATGGTTGGAATCCAGCTGTCAACACAAGAGTAGTCTTATGAGACGGAAGTACTGGAATCATGAACAGACGAGAGTATAGCCACCAAACTTAGAGCGCACGACGTTGTTTATATAGACTGCAATGTGTGATGCATCTTCTAAACGAATTCTAGTGTGGCTGCGAAAGATTGAGCGGCCGCTAAAAATAGAATATTTGTGACGATTTGGATTATTCTTTCCAAGGCGACCATAGAGATCAACTCGTTTAAATTTTCCAACATAATCGAAAGACTCCATCTCTTTTACACGTTCTTTCATGTTATGAATCTTTGCTTCATTGCGCAGCTGTTCAATATACTGTTTTCCAGCCTCGTTATTTTTAACCCGTAGTACTGTTCGTTGTGTGTTCATATTAGTTAAAGAAAAGATAGATTGCTTTGAACAGAGCGCTGATGAATCCAATCATACAGACTCCAAAAAATAGTGATATCAAGATGGCTAGTGGATAAAAATCCGATGGTTTCATGTGTTATTGATTTTCGATTGAAACGCTTGCAAGAATCGCAAGCGTTGTATAGATGCAAAAGAATATGTATACTGGTTCCATGTTATGCTTCAACGACCGTGATTTGAAATCTTTTGTCACCGATTGTGAGAACTAATCCGCTATTACGAGTGAGCATGCCTACTTCGTCGTAGCTGCGAATGCCGATGCTTTCATCTGGATCATCAGAACCATACTCTTCATGATACATGTAAAGTGCTTCAGTGATCATGTCAATTACGTCGTCTTCAGTGTTCATATATTTGTGTGATTAGCGATTCTTCAAGCGGACGAAGACATCCTTGTTGTCTTCCATGATTTGGCTCAGAGTTTGGAAGCAATAGTCAAACCAGACTTCTTGAGTGATTTGACCAGCTTGAACCTTGGCAAACATTTCTTTGTATTCGGTGGCATTCATGATGTGTTGTTGTGGTTCGGGTTTTTTTGGGAAATGGCACCGCAGGCTATGGAATTGCACCATGAAACTTTTTAACGCTCTCCCTGCGGACAAGAGGCTCGTTCCTTTTATCTCTGATTTCGTTTGCAACCTCCATCAGTAAATTTGTTTTTGAAAATGGTGTCCCCTGCGAGGAGTCGAACCTCGTCTCCCAGGCTATTGATCGAGCTATTTGCACTTCGCTCAACCTTAGTGTCTGGCGGGCCAGTACTTCAGGGGAAAATTGTTTTTTGAAAGTGATGAGCAGTTTTTAGAGATGCTCAACTCTCTAGAGCGGTTTAACGAGTGCCCGAAGCTCAAAGCTTTTTAAGAGATGCTCAGCTCTTGTGATTACCAACTACCATTCATAGTTTGGATAAAGATGATGAACCAAACCGCGATATTGATTCCGATGAAAATTCCTAATGTTTCTTTCATATTGTGTTGTGTTGCTTACATGGTCATTATACACTAAAATGCAGAGAAAGTACACAACTTTTTTCAAAAAAGTGAAAAAAGGTCCCGAAGTTAGGCCCCGTATAGAGAAATCTAGTGCTTCCAGGTCTAAAAATGCTAAATTTATGATTTTTTATGTAAAAAATACCCACCAAAGTGTGCATCGTTGAGAGGCATGGTGGGTCTGCTATATGCAAAAACGTGAGTGTAGTCTTATTTCACATGAATGAGAGTTGCTTTAGCGTCTTTAGTGGGTTTGTTATATAGTCTATTTATGCCTTTTGCTTCTTCTCTTCGGCGCGTATGCGACTCTGTATCTTTTTGCCGCGCTTTTCCAAACGATCAAGTACCTGATGTGCGTCCATCCAGATGTCTTTGTCTTCAAGCATCTCTTTAATCTCGCCTTCGGTAAGAAAGTCTGAATACATGTCTTTGAAAAGATTTGCACTCCAGTTGCGTTCATGAACCATGCCATGATACATCTCGCCACCTTTGCCAGCAGTACCAGCACTATAGTTATGAAATAGGAACATGCTATGATCTGTAATCATATACTCATCGGCCATCAAAAAGATCAGAGTTGCAGCACTCATACATGCCCCTTCAACACTTACCATAATATGGGCTTCAGTTTCAGAGAGTGCCTGCATAAATTGAATGGTAGTAAACAGATTACCTCCTGGGCAATTGATATGAATCTTTACTACATCGGATGGACGACTATTGCGTATATCATGAAACCATTGTATATAGTCACTTGCATCACCAATCTCTTCAGAAAGATAATACTCTTTGACTGCACCATAGTCGCTCGTAAAGCAATCATTTGCACCACCCTTTAGTAGATCCAGTAAGCCCTTATTTTGTATGTTGTGTTTATGCATGTCCAAATAGTTTTTTGGTATTATATTCATTTATAGTCTTAAAAAGTTCATCCGTCCAACAATCTCGTTTTTGCACAAAAACCAGTGGTTGCGAACTGTTTTCTACAGCCATAACGATTACTCCTTGACTTACTGGTGTGCCTGTACGCTCTTCACACATAATAGCATATGCCGCCATCTGTATAAAATAACTGTCAATCTCATCTTCTGTTTTAGCTCGAGAACTTGTCTTAAAATCGATTATGCTCAGCCGACCATCAAATTCTGCGATGAGGTCAACTCGACCAGCGAGTCCAAGATGATCTGAGTAGAGTGGAGCCTCTTGAAGACACACGTTATCGATTCGGTCATCCAAGACAGGCTTGATAGAGTTAAACATATCTTTTACATGAGGCATCTCTCCTTCAGCAAAATATGAATCAATATTATCAATATATCGTTCAACCGCTGCGTGTAAAGCTGTGCCTCGCGTGCTTGCATGCCGGGCTACACGTGCTGCTTCAACTTCGCCAACTCGTGTTCTCCATTCTTGAAGTGCACCTTTGTTACGAATGCCTAATACAGTAGTAATACTAGGATAGGCTTTACCATTAGGCGTCATATAAAAACGACCAGAAGTGGTAGTGTTTGCTTCTAGATCACTATAGCCAAGATCTATAGGTGAGTGCGTAAACTTTTTTCGATTCATTAGAGTTTATCCCAATCAACAAATAGTTTTTGTTGTATTTCTTTATCTCTTCGATTGTCATCAAAGCGATTTTTCTTAAATTTTTTATTGCGAGAATAATCATCATGACCATCATCGTAATAACCATGTCCCCTTTTCTTGTCTCTATTTTTTCTGCTGCGTCCCATATCTCAACGGGTTTCTATTTTTGCTTGTCTTCCACTTGCTTTTTTTACTTTGTTTAGTACGTCATTCCATCCACTACCAGCACGTTGAAGTATTGTCTTGCCTCCTTCATATGATATACCAGGAGCGGAGATGACGCGTTTTACGTTTCCAGCCAAAGTGCAGTGCGGGCATGGTTCGCTTAGCGGCAGGTCACGCGAATCCATAGGCAAACTTGCGTCCCAATAATAGTTGCAAGATGTGCAATTATATGTGTATGTCATATTATTCTATGCCAAGATTTGAAAAGGCCTTTTTAATGAGTGAAGACGTAAGTAGACTATATTTTTTATGTAGTTTTTTATCTTTCATTGCAATTAAAATTTCTGCATCAGATGCATGAACATTTTCTAACAGTTTGATAAAGGCCATCTCCTTTTTAATCTTGTCATATGTAGTATTACCAACTAAAAGGCGAGGCAACACATCAATCTGTTTTCTTAGCGGAGAAAAATTTACTCCTGCTGGGTTTGGGCTAGGCGTATATGGAGGAGCACCTACCGGTAAATCAAATTTTATATCAGGACGAAATGCTGCCTGAAGTATAGTCTTTAATTCATAAGATTCATTTTCTTGAAGTATGCGCACTCGATCAGCGACTTTGTCTGTCGCCTGTATGCTTTCAAAAATTTCAAACGGATGTTTTGTTCTGTTGTTTGATGCAGTTTGTGGTCTCATAATGTATGGTTTTATTTATGTGTAAAAAATTCTTCAGCACATGATACTAACATGTTGCAACGCTTAGAGATAAGATAGTTAAGTATCTTAGAGTTTCCGACCGAAGCACACTCGGAATATGCAGATAGAATTGAAGCTTTTACATTTTCTGGTGTTTTGCTAAGATCAATTATTGTGCTATTACGAATATAGTTGCGATAGACTGTTTCTGGAAGAACACTTTGTAGTTTACCTTCATGCGCAGCAGCGATCCATGCTGTCATTTTAGTTGAACTGAGTGGTGTTTGGCGCCCGCCATCAACAAATACAGTATCAGATGACAAGACATTTGGAATGCCATCACCGCTGTCACCGCGAAAGATATGCTCATAGAGATAATTAGCTGGGTTTTTATCACTCAACATTTTCTTAGTCATAGGGCTGTACTGAGAGACATTATCATACTTTTGAAGTTGAATAAAATCTTTGTCTGCGCTGATAATCATTACGGGTTCGTGCTGGCCAAACTCTTGAGTAGATTCAACGAGTGTGCCAATAACATCGTCTGCTTCTGCGCCTTGTACAACTACTACTGGATATGGCATATGCTCAACTATTTCATCACGTATCTTGTTTATAATACCAAAAATTTCTTTCCAGTCAAGATCAGACGCCTCACGACTCTTCTTGCGTCCAGCTTTGTATTGCGGATAATACTCTTTACGCCAACTGCCGCCATCACATGCGATAATCATACGTCCATACTTTTCTCTATACTTGAGATTATACATTCTCAGCGAATTTAAGATAATATGTCGCATAAAGTCCTCTGTAATTTTCCCAGGACGTGATTGAGAAAATATAGCAGAGATTGCAATTCCAGAATAGTCGATTAGTAACATGATATAATTATACACTAGTGTGACTCAAATGTACACTACTTTTTCCATAAACTTTTCACATGAGATGAATTTATTTTTACTCCAATAAATTCGTTGTAAAAATCATCTGTAAGCAGCACCTCTTTGTCAAACTGTTCCTTTGCTTCCATATAAGACAATTCACCTTTAGATTTGCAGAGATATATGATTCGACGAATAAAATCTGATTGGCGTGATTCGACCAAAGCCTTTACAGTTTCACTGCTGCCATAGTATTTTTCCCAATCAGACTGTACACACTTTTTTCTTTTGCGCGTTTTGCCTTTTAGCGGAGCAAGTTTTTTTACACTAGACAACAGTTTTTTGCCAATATATTTTTTGCCATTTAGACTATCAGTTATTTCATAGACAAACCCAATATAACCTTCATCAATCTTCTCTTGAGCAAGTTCGCGAGTAAAAGGAAGTTCATTATATAGCCATGTCATAAATTATATATTAAATTTCGTCATCACGAGAATCGTCTTCTGTTCCATAGATACGATAGGTTCCACAAAAAGGGCAATATTCTGGGTAGAGTTCTTCGCGTTCTAGATCTTCAAAATCTTCTTCGTCATCGCAATAGTATTTATCGTCCTCATCATCCCAAGAGACTTCGTAGACGTATTTGCATTTTGGACATCTGTTGTTTTCTATCATTATATTTAAATTATTTTCTGTTATTTATATCATCAACAACGGGGTCGTTCTTTCTTTCAAAATATGCGACAAATGGAACCAATGGCCAAACCAGCATTAATAAAAGAGCAGTGACGATAAATACTATTGCAACAAACGGAGCTACTGCAAACATACCAAGTGCATACCAAAATGGAGACAGTTTTATATAGTCTTTACCCTTCACATGTGCTGCAAGTTAAGATTGAACGTGCAAGTTCCTGTGCTGGATTTGCGCTACGTTGATAATACAACGACTTGACTCCTTGTTCCCAAGCAAAGATAAGAAGCTCGTTGACTTCTTTTGGCTTTGCAGTAGGTGCAATCATCAAGTTAAGTGATTGACCTTGATCAATATACTTTTGACGTTGTGCTGCCTGAATGACAATTTCTTTTTGACTAATTTCACCAAAGGTTTTAAATACATCTTTTTCTTCTGCAGAAAGAAATTCTAGATGTTGTACAGAACCACCATGAGTAAGAACATCCTTCCATGTTTCTTGATCATTTTTGCCTTTTTCTTTGAGCAACTTTTCAAGATATGGATTGCGATAGGTAAACTTGCCTTTAGCAAGATCCTTAACAAAATAATTGCTGTTCAGCGGTTCAATACTTGGAGATACTTGTCCAAGTATAAACGAACTACTTGTAGTAGGAGCAATTGCAAGCGTAGTAGAGTTGCGTCGACCATAGCCTTCTAACATAAATGGCTCGCCAAAAAGTTTTGCAAGTTGGGAGGTAGCAGAGTCTGCCTTGGCACGGATAGTACTCCAAATTTGATTGTTCATCATCTTTGCTTCCATCGACTCGAATGGCACCATCTTTGACTGCAACAATGAATGCCAACCAAGCACACCTACACCGAGTGCACGCTGATTGATAGCAAACTTACGAGGCGCTCTCATAAATTCATTGCCAGGATTTCCAGTCTTCAAAATAAATTCAGACATAACTGCATCCAAGAAATATACAAGCGTCTCTACTGCATCTGTCTCTGCAATCTCGTCCCACTTTTCAAGATTAAGTGAAGAGAGGTCACATACAAAACTTTCATCTTCTGATGTAGACAAAAAGATTTCTGTACAAAGGTTACTTGCATGTATCTTAAGACCCTTGTCCTTATACATCTGAGGTGCGCCGTTGTTTACATTATCAGAGAAAAAGATATAAGGATAACCAGACTCAAATCGTTTTTTAATGACTGTACTCCAAACTTTACGTTTGTCTTTGTCGCCGCCAATCATACTCTTCATCCACTCATCTGATACACACACGCCTATGGACAAGTCTTGAATAGCGTTACCTTCAGACCGAATCTTAAGAAACTCTTCAATGTCAGGGTGATCAATAGGCAAATAGGCTGCAAAAGAACCACGACGAACGTTGCCTTGCGAGACATAGTTGATAAGCGAATCGAAAACTGTAAGTTGATGATGCACACCTGTAGCAGCACCACCGGAAGATATTGGGGCTCCTCGACCGCGCACATCTCCAAAATATGCAGAGGTTCCTCCGCCGACTTTTGACATTGTACCAATCTCTCCGACCTTTGAGAGGATTCCATTCATGTCATCAGGTATATAACTACCAAAGCATGAGATTGGCAACCCGCGTTTACGGCCAAAGTTTGACCAGATTGGAGAAGCAAGAGAATAAAAACCTCTTGACATATAGTCTACAAACTTGTCTGAAAAACCAGGCATATCATCTAATAACGCCTGCGCTCTATCTCCAATGTCCTGTATTCTCTGTTCTGGAGTTTCTCCCTCTAAGAGATATCCTCTCTCTAAAAATTTTCTACTATCTTTATTTAACCAATATATTTTATCACTCATAATATAGATCTATATATCACATCAAAACAGGTCGTCTTCACTAAAGCTTTGATTTTTCTTTGAATATTCAGTCGGGCGGGTGTGAAAAAAATCCGCCATATTATTGCCAAGTAGTTCTTCTTCAAACCACATAGTGGACTCAAGCAACTCTCTATCCACTTCAAATACTGGTTTAAAACTGATTTGAGCAAGGGATTCATTGATACGATTTTTAATAAACTCTTTAAGAATTGGTGCTGATAGCCCAGGTTCGTTTATGCCATTGATCATCCAGTCAACAATCTTAGCTTCAGACTTGTATGCCTCTTCAGCTTCATGCGCGATGCGTGCCTCAAGCTCATTGTCAAATAGTTCAGGATGCTCTTCACGAATTGTGTTGATAATCTTTATACCAACAAGAGCATGAATGTTTTCTTCATTGCGAGTATACTTTACTTGCTGATCTGTGTCTTTAAGTACATTTTTAAAACGAGCGAACCAGTTAATAATATAAAACTGAGAAAATAACGAAACATTTTCAACAAAAAGAGTGAAAAGAATCAAAGCATAGAGATATTGTTTTTTAGAATCTTTATAAAACTTGTGAGTATACTTACGAAGATATTTAACACGACCTTGTATCCATTCAAGTTTAAGATTCTCTTCAAAAATATCTTCTAGTTCAAGCACACTAAGTAGACGCTCATAGGCACTATTATGAATAACTTCAATGTTTGCCATAACATAGCCTAGATCTTGAAGACTAGGATGCGGCAAGTTTTCTCCCAGTTTGGCCCAAAAAGTTTTTACTGCAACTTCAATTTGTCCAACTGCTGAAAGTGTACGCACAATAATCTCGCGTTCTTGATCATTTAAATCAACCTTAAATTGCTGCACATCAGATTTAAAACTAAACTCTTTGTCTGTCCAAAATCCATTGTGCATGGCCTCAATAAACTGCTCTGTCCATGGATAGTGGTTTGGTTTGCGGCTAATTTGTTCTTCGAAGATGCTGTGTGTATTATTGTCATTCATGTTGGAAAATGTTACGCTGTGTAGCAGATGTTTATTATAAACAGAAAAAGGCGAGTTGTAAATAATTTTTTACACGTCTCGTGATTCATTCATTCATGGCACGTCTGCGTATGCTACGAAGAGCGCCACTAACAGAATCACGTAGTACAATTGTATGCTTGCTATTTTTCTTGGCATAATTATATAAAGCTTGCTGCTCCTCATCTGCCATATCTAGATATTTACACCAGCGTTCAAACTTATTTCGCCCGGTTTCAAACCGTCTAAAGATGTCAGTTGGTACATTAAAAAGTCTCCATGTTGCTCCACTTTTAGGATAGTCAGAAGGTGGCATTGCAACGTCTCCAGTAACTACTTCTTCGTTTTTCATTGCTTAATATCGTGTTGAGTTATTAATACTTTTTGTCCAGTCTTACAATGCACGGCGTCATACACATTTACGCCAAAAATATTTCCAACCGGGCATGAATTTTCTGCTATTGATATTGTTGTATTCTTGAGAGCCAATATGTCTCCAGTTAGTTGTAATGGTAGGTTACGCGTTAATCTGTATGTTCCATGACGAAGAGTGTTGTCTTCATTGAGATACCAAAAAGACTCTTCAAGATGAAGCGCACGTGGATCGCACCCAGTGGCCTCTTTGATAACCTTAGCAAGTGCTCGATCAGAAACTCCAGTTTTTTCTTTTATGAGATAGAGCGCCGCAAGATACGAAGCAATTGTAGTCTTGCCAAATGGAATTACATTAAGCATACGTTTAACGTTAAAGACCAATTTATGAAAAATATTATACTTACTTTTTTCTTCACTTGTTTCTGGTTTGCGAATTACATTTCCATTAGCATCAATAAGCCCCATCTTATAGGCTCCTGTTTTCGTCCATGGAGTAGTGAGTAAGCGTAAAAATCTAAATGCGTAAACAGTGTCTGTAGTGCGTGTTAGGAGTCCCATAGTTTTAAATTCTTTGAAGTGTTCGAGCTACGTATAGATCAATAGGTATATTTATATATTCGCCTTCTGGAATATAGTTTAGATAAAGCAAAAATGTCTTAAGTGCTGGCCAACTGTGTTCGTTTACTCGATTAAAACACATGCGTGTTGCTGCCTCAGGGTAAAACATATTGTGAAGTATAATGAGATGGTTTAAGATTAGCCTCTCTTGAAGTATACTTTTATCTTGATATTTTTTAAAGAGTTTTTTGATATACTTCAGATGAGCAAGATCAGCGTGAAACTCTTTTATATCTAGACAGTGTGGATTGTTATAATGTTTAGCCGCGTAGACTAAAAAATTTTTATCCGTTAACTCATTTACCAACTGCATATTATAATTTATATCGTCGTTTACTTCGACAATAAATCAGTTACAGTCTGTCCCTTTTCCCAAAACTTACAGCTCCAATAACGAGCCTTCCACTTTGGACCCGGATCTGTATCACACTGATGGCGAGCTCTAAAGTTTTTTAGACGCTCTGGATCATCTCGTTTAATCTCTGCCTTTGGATCACCAAATCCAAGTTTTATGACGTTGCCCTTTTCATTACGCACATAGACATAAAACTTATGCTTTTCATCGTCGCTACGCCACGGTTCATTGAGAGTCACCTTACGACCATCATATTCTGCCTGCTCAGAGATATATTCTTTAAAACGCATCATAATATATTAGCGTGAGATTTCTTCCCAATCTAGAGATGCGTGAATTTGTGCTGGATTACCACCTGAGGCAGTGCTCGCGGAAACTACTAATGATAATTCATTTGGAACTCCACTTAAACCATTGCGTTCAAGTTGAAATTTAAATAGCGCTTCTTTTAAAATATCAAGGGAAGGTTTGCTCTGAGTTGTAGAGCTCATATAACCAGATGCCAATATTCTTCCACCGGTAATTGCACTAGCATCCATCTTATATTCTACAGCTGAATCTGCCGATGCTGGCTGCCAAAGTCCACTTCCACCAGTAGTTGCGCCTCCTGAAACTACTTTCCATTTATAGTTAGTTGTTGATACAGGTAATATTGAAAGAGCAGTAAGAATTACAACTGCATCCAGTTTTGTAGATTTTAATCTCATCGTAAGTATTGGATAATCAGTGCCCGCAGCAGTTATTAAATTATATGGAGCATTAATTGCAGTGCCTATGCTTTGTTGCGCTCCATATAGTTGATATCCACCTTCTGAAATTACTGTAGAGCATATTTGCTTAAGAGTACTTGTACTGCCAGTGTTAGAGGCATTTTCGATTTCGTATCGCAATGGCAGTGAAGCAGTAGTTATGTATGTAGAAGCAATTATATTAGCATGATGAAATGTATGACATACAACAAATTTTCCATTAATTACAAAACCAACTCGAACGCTGCCAACTCCCAACCATTCAAAATCCATCCATAAAATTTGTGCTTTAGAAATATCAAGAGTAAGCCCAGACGAACCGGTTCCATCTAATAGTTTATCACCATTCCACTGCGATTGTGGTATTTTGATATTTTGCAAAGATCCATTTACAATTGTGCGTTTTACTATATTTAAAGTCGTGCCATCAAGTTCAAAATAGATGCCATTATCGGCACCATAATATCCTACACGTTGCACTAATCCTGCTTTTGCAGATGACATTACAAATGTGTTAAGAACTAACAGTGACTTTCCGGGTTGATATGAAAAAACCTTCGTCGTTTCTCGCTTTACAGATGAGCCAGACAGTGCAGTAACACTACAATCAATTAGACCTTGGTTTGCATTAAATGTTGCTGTACCGCTACCAGCTACACCAGTACTCCAAAGACCATTATCAGCAAATCTATGACTAGAATCAAATAGAGTAAGCGGCGATGATGTACGTAGTCGTCCAAATGCATCACCTGCTGTTTCAGACTGTAATATTGATTGATTAGTTGAAACAGTATTAGAATCAAGAAAGTCTTCTATCTTACGAGACAGCGTATAATTTTTAGTGTAGTTCGGCATTTTGTTATTTACATCTTGGGTTTGATTGGTATAATAATATACATTCCTTTCAATAAAAGCTTCCTAAAATACCTTGATAAAAAAACTATAACCTGAAAGTTCCGGGACGGATGGATAATGGGTTTTAAGGCGAGATAGAATTAGTTGTTAGCGATGCTACTTTTTACCTTTGAGAGTACGCTTGTATCACCAGTTACAATTGCAATAAGTGATTGAAATGTTGAATTTATAAGATCTTTTTGTGACATTGACAGCGGTTTGTCTGCGTCAAGTGCACGCATAGCAAGTACGAGTTTAGGAAGTTCTTCTCTTGATACAAGTCCAGTAGAAGCAAGTTGCTTAAAGCGGGTCATATCAACCTCTTCGTTTACTTCTTCATACTCATCTGCATCAACTGTGACTTCATATTTTTTATCTACGGTTTCATAGAGATCATCAAGTGCTAAATAGATTGCTGTAATACTTTCGCGCGTTTCAGAATCAATTTCATCAAGGTCAGAGAGAGTCTCATATAATTCATCTGCCATTTCACAAATGTCTTCTAGTTCTGATAGTGCTTCTCCGGTTGGATCAACTTCTTCATCTTCAGTACTTTCGCTGTAAAAATCTTCTCGATCAAATTCTGCTTTCGTTTTATCGAGCGCCTTAAGAGCAGCATTATAGTCAGAGAATATTTGCGAATCTGCACCGCGATAGACTATTGCATATGGGTGAGTCTCATCGTCCAAGACCATAAAAAATAGATTTATCCAAACCCGGGGACGAGTTGACACACCATAGATATGCTGAATCTTTCCCTTTGTTATGTTTTTAATGCCAAAAAAATGACCAGCAAATTTATTAACTGGAGCCTCAACAAATCCGCGCTTTTTAAGCGCTTTAACCAAAGTGGCATCAACTTTGACCTGCTCATATATAGCATCTGTTTCGTCATCAGACTGCTCTTCTTTGATGGTACGTATACGCTTCATGAGTGCCTTATTGACATCATTTAATTTGGCATAGCTTTCAGTGCCATCACGGTCGATTAAACGCCATGGAAGGCGGTCATCATACATAACTGCAAAAAAGATGTCTGCCCATTTTCCAGCACGCATTGGAATGCCCCAAAGTTCTTCTACTTTTCCACGATTAGGTCCTGGTTTGTATGTAGAAGATCCGATTGGAGCCTTTTCAAAACCTAAAGATTTTAGCGTAGAAATAAATACCTTATATTCTGCCATCATGCGACCGAGCAGCTCGTCACCAGATGATTCGTTTAAAATTTCGTTTAATGATTTCATGCTTGTTGAATATACTTATTAAAGGCTTCTTTTAGTTCTACAATTGAAGAATAGCTTGGTGATGTGGATGCATACTCATAGAGTGCATCCATGTCTTTGCTGCCAGTAGCAAGTGAAACTATCTTCATGATACGAAGAGTGTCTAAACCTATTTCAGTCTCTTCCTTGATTGGATAGCCAACTTGTGCAGTCTTTTTAGTCTTTACAATCTTTAGCTTTGACGGATGCTCACTTGAAATTGGCGGAAGGTGTGCGCTGCGTATGCTACGCTTTGCTCCGTCTTCACTTGATGAAGTTGCAACTACTGTGCCGTCTGTAGTGTCTACTACAGCATAGAGTTCGCGCATTTCATCAATTTGTGTAGACTCTTTTACACCTAATGTATTTTTCATCTTCTCAACTGCATCTTTATAAGATTTAGAACGTTCACGAGATTTCATCATCAACTCATAGGTACGTCCATCATAACCGTTTTTTGCCCACAATTCGTGTTCATCATCGTTTAGACCCTTCATTAAGTCAGCAATTGCTTTCCAGTTTTCTGTATCGATATATCGATTGATTTGACTTGCAGAGACTGTGCTTTCTTCAAGTTCAACTTCTGCTGTGCTCTCATTGCGTTGAGCAGCATAGTATGCACCGAGTGCCATATTGATGCGTTCTTTTTTTGACTTTCCGGCAAAGCGGGAGTTGTCACTGTCAATAAAATCACGAATCCAATCTCCGACCGGATCGCTCTTTTTTAGTATTTCAGATAAGCTTTTAGTTTTCATATATTGTTGTATGCTTTGCCCAGGGGTGTCTTTTATATATTTATACAATAGGCCTTTTGTGCCCTCAAAGCCGGCACCATATTCTTCATCGAGTTCCAAATTCATGACCTGCTACTCTTTGCATTTGTGCTTTAAATTCTTCGAAATCTGGTTTGTCTTTGTAATATTTAATTGTACGTGAAGAGTCATCTTTGCCCTTTATTCTCCATTTATATCCAGCTTCTAAACGATCTGGTTTGGTAACCTTTACAACTCGACGCTCATAACCAGCCTCCCATGTTTCTTCGTCGAGCATCAACTTTTCTCGTATGTCATGTATAAAAAATTTAACTTGTTTGTTTTCAGTTTCATTTACACATGTCACATAATTAGGACCACGACTGGCAATCTTATATTCTGTGTTGTCTTTTATCGTCACTACAGAGTCTCCAACGTTGTATATCTCACCAGAGATATAACGTTCACGAGTTTCGCTTAATGTATCAAACTGAACGTGTTTTCTAAAACTATGACTTTCTTTTAGTCCCATGCCTTTGCGCACTGCATTAAAAAGATCCTTTACGTCGCCGTATGTCTTTGGCACGCCCTTTGCAAAAGTTTCAAGATCATTGTCTGCTGCTGCGCTTCTCATCTTGCTAGCACTAACGGCAAAGGTACTTGCACCAGTACGACTGTCAATATCAGGATCACGTTGACCAGTTGATACAATGTTTATGCCATCAGGAAATTTATAATAGCCATGCGTGCCCTTTACGCCGTCATATTTACGAAGCAATGCCTTAAACTCTTCAACACGATCGCTACCAACAGCAACTGTAAAGCGAGTATAACCTTCATCATATGCACTTGTTGCTATGTCAAATACATTTTTAACAGACCGATCTAATATAATATTGCGACCATATTGTGGAAACATTTTACGCATAAATTTAATCTTTTCCTCATAACCCAAAGGATTTTTCTTTGGATCTTCACTTTGAGATGCGTATATTCTAAATGGTTTACCTTTTGCAAGTTTTGCTATGGCTTCAATATTTTCTTCATGACCGTGTGTAGGCGGATTAAAACGACCAAAAGAAACTATAATTTCAGAAGTCTTTTCTTCAGTGTATGTCTTAAATGATTTTAAGTGAACTCCCATAATTTTATTTTTTTCTAAATCGTGCAACTTCCTTTGCCCGCACTTGTGTTAATAACTTTGCTGCTAAAGAATTTATAAGATTTTTTTGTTTTGACAGCGCCTTTTCAACTCGTGAACGTGCAGCATAGGATACTTCACTTTTGCTCTTGCCTCCAAGTAAACGTTTAGCTAGTTGGTTACGAGCTGCGCGACGTGCACGAGCTTTTAATACTTCATTTGATGCGCGACGGCGTTTTGCCCGTTCGCGACCAACCTTTATGCGACTCTTGAGTCGACGCATAGCTGCACGGCGTGCCATACGTTGCTGAATAGTTAATACTTCAACAATTGTTTCTTCGTTTAGCATTTGCAACACACTATCACGAGCATTAGTCAATATTCCTATTTTGTTGAGTGTGTCTTTTGTTTTTTCAGCAGACTTTAATTTTTTAAGTTCGTCATTAATTCTACGAAGTTCTGCATTCAACTCATGTTTTGACATAGTATCATAGACAGACTCTTCTATGTCATGACAGTCACAGTCACAGTCACAATCACAATCTACTGGACACTCACATTCTGGGTCCTCTTCACTGATCATCCAATCTCGTTTGCGTTTTTTGTATGCAGTGATCATAATGTCAAGCGGATCATAGTTATATGAGCCATCTGTAGGGTCAACTGTTAGTAGATCTTTGAGTCTTACTTCTTTTTTCATATGCAGATTATATATTTATACTTATTTACCCTTATGCTGCGCCCACAGGTCAGCATCTGTAGTCTTTTGAGTAGGTCCACCCATAATAAAGCTGTTGACGCGAGCATATGCCCACTGGTGCTGTGAGGCTCCTGGCCGATGACCAGTTTTCCATGCAGCCATGCCGCGATCAAATACTTTTTTAAGAATGCTGTATGCTATGCCAGTCTTTTCTGCTTTCTTTTGAAGTGCACTTGTTTCTGATTCTTCAAGCTCTTCTCCGTATTTGTCGGCATATGCCTGCGTCCATTTAGACGTCTTTGTATCGGCGCGTGCATCTCCAGGCGCAGGTTTGTATGCAGCTGCATCATCATCACTCATACGGGTCTGACGATTAAAATGAGCGCTTCGTTTATCAGACGTACTCTTTGACAAGCCTCTATAATAGGCAGTATTCTCCAATAAAAATTCTTTAAATGTTTGTATCATAGCGGTGTTGCTGTAAAGTTTGTCATATATTGATCATCAGTATAGCTAACTTTTGTGTTTTCTACACTGTATATATTGCTATCAATCTTATATCCTGGATTGCATGTTATAGGCTCATCACTCCATGCTTTGTCATGCCACAAGATTCGATTGTTTGGATATGCATAAAAATGACCACTGTCCGCTTTAAAAAGATGAGCGCACTTATGTTCGCTTGTCTCTGAAAAGTTTGTGTCTAATACCCCTTTATTTTCCCAAGCCCAATCAAGAGTAAAGAGATATTCACCCCAGACTTTAGCAGTTGATGGAGTTATAAGTTCTGCTCTCAAACCCCTAAAGCGAGAGCGAATAGAAACATCAATATACGGACTAAAGCAGTCCCAGTAGACAAGCTCTTCGAGTGGAAGCGGATCACACTCTTTCCAACAAAACGCAGACAGCGGACGACGGGTCCAGTTTACACCATTCGACAAGAATGCTTCAAAGAGTGGAACACGATTTTCAATAGAAGCTACTGAGTGTATATTAGCAGGAGTATATTCGCCATGACCCTTTTCATGATTAAAAAGATATTCGTTTCTTATGAAACATGTAATATTCGGAGTGTTATGATTTAAGTATGGCATCGCTTATCTCTCCCAACCCTTTATTATATTTGGATCAAAGTTATTCTTAGAGAAGGTCATTCGGTCGACAAGCTTGACCACATTTTGTTTTATATGATCATTGATAGCAAAGCCTTCCTGCCCTGTTACTCTAAAACCGTCAGTCGTACGAACAAAAGTTGACATCTTTTTAAGTGTTTCAAGTTTGCGTATTATAATAAGTTTTGCTTCAACGATAGCGTTTTGTAATGCATAGACAAGTTCTAGGTTTTTCTTGTTTTCGTCAGAGAAAAACTTTAAAAACTCATCACGTTTAGCAGTCGCACTTGCTTTGCCAGCTTCACTCTTTTTAGATTCAATGTCTTTTGCATATTTGTCATTTATCCATGCAAGAAGATTGCGAACATGAGCAGAGGTATCGATTATAGTTTCACCGCGTCGCACGAGTGTGTTGTTGAATGTTTCAAGAGTCTGTGCAAGTGATTGATCTGACTCGATCTCACGAAGAGTTGAACCACTAATCTTTTGAAAGAGCGACCCTGCTTTTGATAGAATCGTTGTTAACTCTTCAGTCTCCTTTGCGGTTAGAGTAGCTTTGCCTGAAAGATCACGTATGTATGTGTCTGAAAACCATACACTAGACGTCTTTTTAAGAGTGCCTGAATCAAAGCCATAAGAAGCCTTCATCGTTTCAAAAGAGTCTCCAGAGTATTGTGTATGAAACATTACACCAATCTTAGATGCCTTTATAGTTTTTGCAAGAGTGCTGTCAGCAGGAATTGCATAGACAATTGTGTTTGGTTGAAATGTAAGATATTCAACACCGTCAAAACGTTCTGTCTTTAAATCTTTTTGTGTATAGGCAAGATCTCCTTGCAATACTCCTTTAATGCCTAGTTTTTTAAATTCATTAAATGCTACAGTTAATTTTTCTGCAAGGTCGCCACTTGTATCAGCCTTAATATCACGCTCACTCTTATAGACTTTTGGATTTTTATTAAAGATGCCTTTCTTGGCAACAAAAAATGCTCCGTCTGATGGATCAGTTCCAACAAATATTGCTGGAGCACCGTCAAACTTTGCAGCAACATCATATGATTGTGGACTGTTTCCAGCTAACATGTCTCTCATACTGCGTAATGCAATGATTGCTTCACGAGCGCCCTTTACACCGCCATAGAGCACTTGATCCTCAATATGAACCATATGAAGATTTTTACCTTCCGTACTTGCTTCTGTTATGTATTGTTTAAAAGTAATCATAAAATAAATTAACGTTTAACGACTACTACGTTTTGGTTTATTCTCTTTGTATAGACAGCTAATATTCTAATGCCAGGATATTCCTTTAATGATTTACGAGTCTTATCATTTCTTATAAGAAAATATACGTCCTTGTCTCCTTTAACATCACTTAAAGATGTAATTATGTGAGAGCAATCAACAACTAAAGTATCGCCGTCATCAGAAAATGACGAACTACCAAATGTTTTTGTGACAACCGCTCCGCCATTTTCTAAATCTGAACCAAAAACAACGGCTTGTTTTTCTGCTTGTGTGGCTTCAACTGCAATGTTAGGTTCTATTTTAAAATAACTGCCTTCGCTGACAAGTTTAGTTTTTTTGTCTTTTATTGCCTTTTTGATTATTTTTAATGCAGTAGGACCAAAATAACTATCTGCGCTTTCCCATGTTTCGGCATTATCCTTTTTAATTGAAATTGGATATCTCTTATTTTTTGAATTAATTAATACAATATCTGCCTTTTTTCTTCCAGCAGTATCTCCTCCAACTTGAATGGCTTTAACACAATTTAAAACAGTGAATTTTTTATTCTTTGCTTTAAAAATTACATTAATTGGACCAGTTTTTGTTCTTTTATTGATCGTGTCGACAATAATTTGTTCGTTTTCTACACCAGCACTGGCGCTTCCCTGTTTAGAAGCTGGTTTAGCTAGAATAGAAAAGCCTGATATGTTAACACGTCCTACACTACTTTCAGAACTAGGATTTCTATCGTATATTGATCCTTTAATATTCTTATTAATTTTTTCAAGAGTTGTTACTCGGTTATCATTAACAAGAACTGCAATTTTATTTCCAGATATTTTTTTAATTTTGTCATACCCTAATGAAATTAAAATATTTACTAAGTTATCGTAGGTCATCATAGATTCAATTTCATAAATATATTGTTTAAAACTTTTCATGCTTTGTGTCTGTTAACTATTTATACCCTCTCAACAATGAACAACTTTCAAAAAACGTCATATAGAGTTCAAGTTCACGCTCGTCCGCTTCCTTTTCCCACGGAGCAGAGTCATAGTCATATTCTGAACAGTAGACTCCTTTCCATCGGGCACCCTCGTTGTCGCCGCTATAAAGGACAAGCTCTCTTCGAACATACTGCTTAAGATGAACCATTTCATGTGCTAGTATCGTTAACATAAGATGATATGAATCACTTTTATTGAGTCTTACAATATAGTCAATGTCTGGTTCATCGACTCCACATTGACAACAGTCACCATGCACACGTTCAGATTCTGACAAATTATCAATAAGTTGAATTACTATGCGCATCTTTCGAATGCGTGGACACAGTGTTTTTAGATAAAAATATGCAGCATTTTTTATAAGATTGTAAAGGCGGCGGTCACGTTTGGCGCCATGTACCTTGATACTTATCATTCTAAAACTACTTATAAAAAAACTGGGATCCTAAAACTAGGATCCCAGCATATTTTTAAAGGTTATAATAGAGATAAATTATTTTTTAATGAGTTTATAAAGTTGGTCTGCAACAACTTGAGCAGACTCCCAATCTTTATTTTCTATGTTCTTTTTCATAGCATTAGTCAAACGAGTAATTTTGCCTTTGTCATTTCCGGTGAGTAGAGCTTTTACATTATCGGCTGCTTTTTCTAATTCGTCTGGTTTAAGAATATATTTTCCTTTAATTGCATTCCATATTCCTCTAAATGGTCCAATGACCCAAGGCTCAAGTGTTCCTCCAACTCCTCGACTATAGAGTGATAATAATACAAATGGACCCACTACAACCAATGCAAAATAAGTAGCAGCGAGAGCCCGTATATACATAAGAGAAGCACCGGAGCCAAGTTGTTGCGCAGCTACGTTAATACAAAAGTCCATTATAATAGAAAAACTTACGGCAGGTACTTCATTAAGTTCTTGTTTTTCCTCAACTATAGCACGAACGATTTCCTCTATAAATTGTTCATTAGTAGAGATTTCTTGAATAGAAGTGGTATCGTTAGTATTATTTTCTAGAATATTTCTAGCGGCTTCAATTAGATGTTTGTTTTCCATTTTTTTTAGTTTATTTAGTTTATTTAGTTTATTTTATGCGTAGGACTCGATCATACGAGCAAGGTCACCATCAGATACTTCAACGCCGGCAGCAAGTGCGCCTGCTGCCATATTTAAGCCGCGTGATAGTTTACGAAGGTTAGCACTCTGTTTGCTTTTGCCTTTACGAAGAAGATCTACGACATGCAAACGAGCTTTTTGATCAAGTGATAAACCGTCTTCAAGCTTCATGTCACCGACAATCTTTTCCATAAAGTCATAGATTTCAACTTCAGTAGGATCGATGTTGATGATAAAAGCACGTGTACGTAGTGCACCATCTGGATCAAGTTTGTCAAGGTTAAGGTTTGAGATAAAGATAATTTTACCAGTAAATTCGAAATAGCGTGGAATCAATCCTTGATCGATAATTTCATCGTCGCTCATGTCGTTTTCAGGATCGACAACATTTTTACCCATTTTATTCCAAACAAGTTTACGAATCTTTTTGGTGTCAGTAGCAGCCTTTAATAGGTTACGAGCTTCCTGATCGCCAAGTGCGTCGTCACTGTCATCAAAGAAAACAATATCATTTTTGTAACGGAACAACAATGAATAGAGACCAGCAGCACTTGCGGAACCGGTATTTTTAAAATAACCATTGCCATCGCGCAGTCCCATATCAGCAAGTATCTTTTCAGTTGTATGAGTTTTACCAACTCCACCCTTACCAGAAACAAAGAGCGCATTTGATGCGCCGCTAACAGTGAGTTTAACTAGGTTTTCAAGATCTTTTAGCTGAGCTTCAAATGATAGGCGCTCACGATCTGCTTCAATTTGTTCTACTTCCGGAGAATAACTGTATTTTTCTTTAGCTGCACCTTTTGAAACTGTACCAGACACGACTCCAATACGAGCCATAATCTTTCCCTTTTCAGCTTTGATCTGCTTTAGGTCTTTTGCCTTGCCAACCCAGACATACTTGATGCCTTGCTTTTCAATATAGTTTGGATATGCTGCCGAAAGAGCGTCAAAAATCTTGACTCCAGGAATGCCGTACATGCTGTAAATCTTACTTTTTACAAAGTTTGGGTCAACAAGATAGTCAGCAATCTCATCAAAAATAGCTTCAAAGTCATGACTGCTACGTGCTTCATTTAGCACTCCTTCATAGAGTGGCACCTCGTCAGGCATGCTGTAAATCTTGCCAAGTTCGGCAGTTCCAGCGCTTAAGATGTCTGCGATAATAGGCAAAGTCTTTACAAGAGAGACACTCTGATCAAATTCAATATGAAAAGGAACTGGATTTTTACCGTTCCAATAATCTATCGAAGTAAGATTATTAAGCCCTACAAGTGAGCTTTGTGTCCAGTTAAAACGTACACTCATATTGCGCTTTGCCGAGTAAAGACGTAGTCCAAAACCAGTGCCATTAGGATTCTTGTATTTTTCTAATCCAGGATATTTAAAAAATGTAGTACCAGTCTTTTTCTTAAGGTAGCGTTGAATGATGAATGCAGCTTTTTCTACAGATGATGTAGAGAGCGCCTCTGTTAGGTAACGTTTAAATTCGGTTAGTTTTGACATATAGTGTATTTATAAAATAATTTATGTATTATTTATAAAATTACACGTTTATGCTACTATAATCTCTATTTTTTCGTTGACTATTAAATGGAGTGCTTACTACTGGAGAACTATCACCATCATTGGTAATATTTGCCATAGGATCTGAAATATCATATAGTCTCATCTTGGAAAGATCAATTCCAATAGTAAATCGTTTATTGCTTGTTGGATCATTATAACGATTCTTGAGTTGCTTAACCATAATCTGATTCATTTTGTCAAGTTGTTCAGTTCGAATAAATGCAAGCATCAAATCGGCCGTTGCGGGAAGTCCAAACGATTCTGAGGTGTCAGTAATTTCTACATCTGAATTATTAAATCCTCCGCGAGTGACCTGAGTGGCACTCCAGATTGGAACATTAAACTCTACAGCAAGACCACGAAGCTCCTCAGCAATACTCTTGATAAAACTATAGGTGTTGATGCTACCACTTAATCCTTTAACACGTGAAGATGCACAAATATTAAGATAATCTACATATATGATATCGGGTTCAAACTTCTTTTTAAGTTTTAATTCGAGCAGCAGTGCTCTAAAGTGACCAACATGTGCCGCTGCAGTTGGATATTCCTTCACAATAAGTTTTCCATGAGTGCGTTTAGAGATGTCCTCTACACGAGAATGAAATTCGCGTTGAGACAGGTCTTTGATTTTATCAATTCGTATATCAAGCAAATTAGCATCAATACGTTCTGCAATACGCTCTTCTGCCATTTCAAGAGTAATATACAAGACATTTCGCCCTTGGGCAAGAGCAGCAGCAGCCATGTGACACATGCCTAAACTCTTGCCGCAACCTGTACCAGCGAGAATAATGTTTAGCGTCTTACGTGGAATGCCTCCGCCAGTAATTGTATTAAACATATCCAAGTCAAAGGGAATTTTATCTTCTGTCTTGTGATAAAACTCATAGCGACCATCTACGTTTTCAAGATAATCATGCCCAACGTTTGTATCAAATGTTACGCTTAGCGCCTTACTAAGTATACTTGGAATTGCTCCTTCTGCTTTGTCAGGAGACTTGCCATCAATAATAGAAACTGCTTCAATAATAGCAAGATGAACTGCTCGATCTTTACACCACTTTTCGGTTTGAACAAGTAACCATTCATGCTCAACTGAAAAATTTTCATTTAACGTTGAGATTGATTGTGCAATTGCGCCTGCGTCTGTACGACGAGTATGTTCGGACTGTTGAAATTCAATTGCTAACGATGATGAATTTGGGAGTTTATTATACTTTGTTATAAACTGCAATATAAGACCATATATCGCCTTATGATGTCCTTCAAAATATTCTGGTTTTAGGTGTGGTAGGGTTTTACGACAAAATGCTTCGTTATTGACTAGATTTTTAATTATGATGTCTTGAAGATTATTCTCCATGGTTTCCTATTTTATATTCTTGGTTTGAAAGTATATCAGATAATACGTCTCCGATATAGTTTTTAAAATCTGCATCAGAATGCAATGTTTCTTTATCGCATCCAGTTGGAGTAGACATTATATTATATGCATACGATAATGTACACATTTCTTTTTCTGCGTCTTCATTTATTTTTATATTTGCATACTTATAGATGGTATCTACATACGGCCCACTAACAAGTCGTATTGCATACACTTTGTCATTTGCAGGGTCATCTACAAATATATAGTCAGATATTTCGCTCGGCATAAATTTTAATCGCAAGAATTTCCATACTTCTGTGGAAGCCAGACATATGATGAAATTACATACTTTGGGTTAGAGATTGGAGTTGCACCCTTATGTGGATACATATAATAAGGTGGAAAACAGAGCACATTACCAGCTTCAGGTTTTATTGCAATTTCTGTGCCAATATCAAACAACGTTTCACCCCCTTCTGCAACGTCGTTAAGATACCAAAACATTACAACTGCACGTTTACTTGATGGAACATCACAATGATCAGTGTGCCAATCAAAGAGCCCAGTTCCAGGCTCATAACGTTTTATTCGTGGCGCCTCAAAATCTTGTAGAGGTTCATAACACGGTAAACGATCCTTTAAAATATTACACGTTTTTTCAAGATAGTGTTTATTGACTGCTCTCATCAACGTCATCATTGGAACCCTAAACTCTTCAAATCCAGGATGATCAAGCATGTTAATCTCTTCAAAATCAAGGATTTTATTTTTACGATGTACCTTTAAAGGATCATTTTTTGATATTGAATCATATCTCGCAATCAATGCCTCGCACATATCAAGCGGCATCGCGCCTTTTAATAGAAGTATATAGTCCGCCAAAGTCTTCATATCAGACTTCTTCGTCTTCTACAATTGGGTCTGAACCGCCATCAATCATGTCTCGCAGACCAATTGTATACTTTTGTTTGATATGTGAGGCAAATGTTGTCTT